AGAGGGTAAAGCAAGGTTATAAGGATCTTTCCATGTCATTTAAGAGTAATCCTCTCAATGATGACTTAATTGGTCTGAAGAATGAGAGTGCAATCGCTCGTTCTATAAAAAATCTTGTGTTTATGCGTAAAGGAGAGAAATTTTTTGATCCAGAATTTGGTTCTGAACTTTCTGCATCATTATTTGAGAATATTGATGATGTAACTGCCCTTACAATGCGTGATGATATTGATTATATGATACGAGTGCATGAACCAAGGGTTGATGTGATTAATATTGAAATTATACCAAATTATGACAACAATCAAATGGATGCATTAATAGTATATTCAATAAGAGGATCAGATACTCCTCCTCAAGAATTAGAATTCGTGTTGCTACCGTCTAGATAAATGCCACTTTTAAATTTCACTGGTCTGGATTTTGAACAGATCAAAACTACTCTTAAAGATTACTTAAAGTCTAATTCAGACTTTACGGACTATGACTTTGAGGGCTCTAACTTATCAACAATATTAAATGTTTTAGCATATAATACATATATCACTTCATACAATGCCAATATGGTATCTAATGAAGTTTTTATCGATAGTGCAACATTAAGAGAGAATGTTGTCTCATTAGCAAGGAATATTGGATATCTACCACGATCAAAAAAGGCAGCAAAAGCAATAGTTAACTTTTTTTGTGATATTTCATCTGTTTCACCAGCACCACCTACTGTAGTTCTTAAAAAAGGTGCTGTTGTTGCTACAAGTAAGCAATTTAATGGTCAATCCTTCATTTTTGCTATTACTGAAGATAAATCTGTTAGTGTTGTAGATGGAATTGCACAATTTGACGAAGTAGAGGTACATGAAGGAACTATGATTGAGCAATCCTTCGAATATTCGTCCAGAAACCCATATGAAAAGTTTGTTTTGTCAAATGATGGAATAGATTTGGCAACACTTAAGGTTTCTGTAAAACCAAGTCCTTTTTCTTCAGTTTCTTTAACATATGCTCGTCAAGATGACCTTTTTGATACAAAGTCTGGTTCTACAATCACTGGAGACTCTCCAATTTACTTCATTCAGGAAGTTGAAGACGAACAATACGAAATAATCTTTGGAGATGGCATTTTTGGTAAGGCTTTACAAGATGGTAACCAAATTAACGTCTCTTATATCAAAACTAAAGGTGAAAGTGGTAACGGAATATCAAATTTCTCTTTTAGTGGAAAATTAACCTATACTCGCAATGATTCTACTGTAAATGTAACTAGTGGAATCTCTCTAGTGACTGCAAATGAACCATCATCGGGTGGACAACCAATTGAGAGCACAGAATCTATTAAAAAGTATGCTCCACAGGTCTATGCGACTCAAAATAGAGCATTAACCGCAAATGACTATGAAATTTTGATTCCAAACAAGATTTATCCCGAAGCAGAGTCAATTTCTGTTTATGGAGGTGAAGATTTGGTTCCTCCACAGTATGGAAAGGTCTTTATTAGCATAAAACCAAGAACTGGTGATTTTGTGTCTAATGCTATTAAGGAAAATATAAAAAGAGACCTTAAAAAGTACTCTGTAGCAGGAATTGTTCCAGAAATCCTTGATTTGAAGTATTTGTTTATTGAAACTACTAGTAATGTCTATTATAACGTAAATTTATCAAGAAATGTTGCAGCAGTCTCTAGTTTGGTAAAATCCAATATTGACAAGTATGCAGATTCTGCAGAATTGAACAAATATGGAGCAAGATTCAAATATAGTAAATATTTAAAGATTATTGATCAAAGCCATGAATCAATTTGTTCTAATATTACTACTATTCAAATAAGACGTGATTTAAGGATTGCTGAAAACCAATTTGCTGAATATGCAATTGATTTTGGTAATCAGTTCCATATTTCTTCTATGGAAGGATATAATATTAGATCCAGTGGATTTAAAGTAATAGATATTGTTGATACCGTATACTTATTTGATATTCCTGATACAGATAGGAAAAAAGGAAAAATTTCACTATTTTCTTTACCAGGAGCAGGAAATGCTGGACCTGCACAAGTTGTAAGACGTAATATAGGTGTTATTGACTATGTTAAAGGACGCATCACTTTAAACCCAATAAATATAGTATCAGGTAAATCTAAAGACAACGTTGAGATTTTGGAAATATCTGCTGTACCAGAATCAAACGATGTTATCGGTTTGCAAGACCTTTATTTACAATTAGATAAAAGTCATGTTGATATGATTGTTGATGAAATTACTTCAGGTGCTGATCCATCAGGGTCAACATATACCGTTACTCCAAGTTATAACACAGGTAAGATTGTAAGATAACAAATGACCCTAAAAAAAGTTCAGCTTAATAAAATTGTAAAAAATCAACTGCCTGAATATGTTCGGGCAGATTTTCCACTTGTTGGGGAATTTTTAAGTGCTTATTATAAGGGACAAGAATACCAAGGTGCTCCAATTGACTTGGTTAATAACATTGATTCTTACATTAAACTGCATGGATGTGGAGATATTACCAAATCTACAGCATTAATTAAAAGAATTGAAGATATTGATACTGACATTCTTGTTGATAATACAGTTGGATTTCCAGAAAATAACGGATTAATCAAAATTGGTGACGAAATTATATCATATGATAGTAAAACTAATGTAAAATTTGTCGATTGTACAAGAGGATTCAGTGGAATTACCTCTTTTACAAATCCTTCTGAACCAGAAGATCTAATTTTCTCAACTTCTACTGCTGTTCCTCATGATAGAGATGATGTAGTAGAGAATTTAAGTGTTTTATTCCTAGAAGAATTTTTAAGAAAGACAAAACATCAATTATTATATGGAATTCAGAAGGATTTGCATCCAAGATTGAATCAATCAACATTTATTAAGCATTCTAAAGACTTTTATTCAACAAGAGGTACTGACGAATCCTTTAAAATCCTCTTTGGAGCACTTTTTAACGAAAAAGCGGAAGTTATTAGACCTATAGATCGTGTAGTTTCTGCTTCTAATGCTAATTTTAGGAAAACAAGAGACATTATTGTTGAATCAGTACTAGGCGATCCTATAGATTTAATCAATAAGACCCTTTTTCAGGACAAATTTGAGAATGTTTCAAAAGCATATGCTCCAGTATCTCATGTAGAAGGCATAAATGTTGGAATTAACACCAATATTTTCTATAAAATCAGTCTTGATACCTCATGGAACCAACATGACGGTTCTACAGAGTTGTTATATGGTGATTTTTCTGCTCATGCCAAGTCAATTATCGTTGGTGATGTTGGAATTGGACAAACTTACATTGATGTAGACTCAACATTAGGATTTCCAAACTCTGGAACTCTCTCATTTGTCTACAGAAATGGTGAAAGTGGTATTGCAACCTATTCTTATAAAACTCTTAACCAGTTTTTAGATATTAATCCAACTTCAATTGCTTCATCAATCACAGATAAGACATATATTGACCAGGATACCTTTGCATATTCTGCTGGTACAGGAACAACTGATGGGATAAGAGTAAAAATTAGATCAGTATTGAATGATTTACAAATTCCAAGTGATACTCGTTTCTATAATGAAGGTTCTAAAATAAAAATTAAGTCATTAGGTCATATTGGAACTAGTTTTAGTCAAAATAATTGGATTTTTAACACAATTCAGAATTATGACATAAAAGAATTAAAATTAATTGACCAAGTAAACTTTACTTATAGATTAGTTACTAAAGATCCTAATATCTTTAGAATTGGTGATAATATAAGACTATATGATAAGAATGGTGTATTGTTAGTTAACCAATATGAAGTGAGAGATGCATATGATTCTGATACTGTTTTAATTAGGGGTGAAGGTATACCTGCTGATACAACAGCTATTGTTAATGCACGTAGAGATTTTTCAAGAGTTAATTCAGATATACATGCAGATTTGAATAGACTTATTGCTAATGTTCAAAATGTTTATGTTGGTGGTGAATCTGTTTTAGTTGCTTCAAACTCATTACCTGCTCATGGTAATTTGAAGTTAAATCCTAGAGATCAAAAGGT